GCAACCACGTTTTCGTAGATAAGTTCGGAACATTTAAATTCATATATGATTTTTATGGAGAAATAAATGGCGTATACGAGTTTGATAGAATACTAGAATTTTACACAATAGAAAATAAAGACGAAGAAGACGATAACTATTATGATGATGAATAATGAAGAAGAAGAGCAAACTGCATACTTAGATGTTACATTATTTAAAGATGGAGAATGTGTTATAGAATTATCAGATAACGGTAAACTCGCTAATTTATTGGCTGAAGGAATTATAAATGATGATAAACTATTTGCATTCTTTGCGAATGTATTAATGAATTACCAACTTAAACTGAGTAGTGGTAATAATAAAAACAACAACAGATAACTATTATTATGGGAAAATTTACACACATTAAGAAAGAAGCCATCAATCTCTATAGGAATATAGAGGATGTAACTTCACAGACATTTACGTTCTGGGCTAAACAAATAGCTGATGAAATAGATTTAGATTATGAAGAAAGTTTCAGGAAAAGATTATACGAGTGGGTTTCAATTGATGACGATTTAGATGTAGATTTAAACAACATAACAGAAACTAATACAAACCAATATAGCACTTCATCAAGCTCAGCTCCTTCTGCATGGGATAAAGATTTAGGTAGGTTCTTAGCTATAGAAGAGTTTTGTGCTAAATACGGTTTAAATAAAGACTCAGTTAAAAGCTCTAAGCTTATATCTCATAACTTAGGACACATGACTTATAACATTGCATTCTTTACTCCAGATGAGGAAGCAGTACTTGAAGTTAATACACATTTAGAAGATATTATTCAGAAATATATAAAACCAATAGAACCTAGAGAGCCTCATATATTCAGAATAAATGATGAACTTGAATGGTTTGACAGATTAGTTATTACTGATGTACATATTGGTATGAGTGTTAATGGTTATGGTGATCCTTTATACGATGGAGTATGGGATAGTGTAGAGCTATTAAGAAGATTAGAAATTACAGTACAACATTGTGTGAATAATAAGAAGTCTAATGAGCTTTATATTGATGACTTAGGAGATTTCTTAGATGGTTTAGGAGGTCAAACTACAAGAGGTGGTCATCCTTTACCTCAAAATATGAATGATAAGGAAGCCTTTGATTTAGCTCTTAAATTTAAACTTACATTAATAGAATCTTTATTAGAGCATTATGATACAATTCATTTAAATAACATTACGAATGATAACCATGCAGGAGTATTCGGATATTTTGCAGCATCAGCAGTTAAGCAGATATTAGAAACTAAATACACAAATGTTTTTGTAAATAATGTAAAAAGATTTATTGACCATTATAAAGTAGACAATCATACTTTTATTATTTCACATGGTAAGGATAGTGAAGCTTTAAAGTTTGGATTTAAACCTGTATTAGATGCTAAACAAGCAGAAAAGATAGACCAATACTGTAAGGAACATAGACTATATGATGGTAATTTTATAGAGTTTAGTAAAGGAGATAGTCATCAGGCTATTTATGATGATACAACAAGTAATGATTTCCATTATTATAACTACCCTGCATTTAGCCCTCCATCGAACTGGGTTAAAACTTGTTTTAAGAACAGTAAATCAGGATTCAGATTCTACAACATTAATAGAAATGAAAATATTAAAATAGCTATACCTTATTGGTTCTAATTTAGATTCATTATAAATAGCATAAATATTTTGTAAAGTTAAATATTAAATATAATTTTACTCCTGTTAACAAGGGAGGGTGACTACTTTGATTTGCGGGACTCAAAAAGTTGCTCTCCCTTTTACAATTTAAAACTAAACATATAATCAACAACATGAAAACAGAACAAGAATTGATTGATGAAGTAATGGATGAGTTCGATTACGACAGAGTACAAAAGGTAATGGAGTTCCTTGATTGGACATGGGTTACAGTAGATGGTGTGTTAACTATATCTGATTTAAAAAGGAGAACAAGGAAAATGTTATCAGAATCTATTGTTAATTGTCAGATTGCTAAGTCTAATTACACCTCAAGTACAGGAGGATTTACAGTTGAAGTAGAATGGGATAAAGTATTAGGAGGTATAGATTGTGTAGAATTAAGATTTGTATTAGAACATTCATTAATATTTAATAATTAAGATATGAAAATTAAAGAAGTAGAAGATAATTCAATTGTTAATGATATTGATTTGTGGGATAATGAAATTGTAGTAAATGATAATGGTTTAAAATACATTAAAAGAGATGGAGTTAGAGTGTTTGAAACAGGTAGTGTCAGATCATTAAATGATGGTAGGGAAAGGTATGATTTAATCCCTCAGTTAGCATTAGATGTTGCGGCTAAGATTTTTGGTAAAAATATAGGTCAATTTGGTTCTGGTAATCATATGGAATATTGTATCCCTGAAAAGGCTTGTCTTGAGTCATTAAAAAGACACTTAGCTGCTTATACACGCTCTTTAGAAGGATATGAGAACACTAATGAAGATGATGCAGGTTCTATATTGACTAATGCATTGATGCTTGTACACACTATTGAAATGAAGAAAATAGGATTATATAAAATAAAGTATGGAAAAGATATATAGTATATATTGTATTGAGAATAAAATTAATAATAGAAAATATATAGGATGCTCTAGTGTAGTTGACAAAAGAATTGGTCAGCATTTTATAGATTTAAAAGGTGGGTATCATCATAATGAGTTATTATCTTTTGATTTTAATTTATATGGAGAAAATAATTTTAAACATTATATTTTAGAAACCTTTATAGATGGGAATAAAGTTTCTATTGAGGGTAATTATATTAACCAATTAGGAAGTTTCGAATTAACTGGTGGTTATAATTTAGATTATTTTGATATAATTAAAAACGCTTTTATAAAAAGTAAAATTACGAGTAATAAATTATCTGTTGTTCAAAAATACAATAATCAAAAAGAACCAAATAAACATTTATTAGAGAGAAATTTAACTTTTAGTAAGCCTTTAATATTTATTAATTTAGATACAGGTAAATCTAAATATTATGAATCAATAGCTAAATGTTCTAATACTGAGATGGTATCAAAAACATCTATATGTAGAATGGTAAATAATTTTCCAATGGTTAGTAAGAATAAGAAATTTATTTATTCAGTAATAAGTTATAATGATTTTATTAATAACTATAGCTCTAATTTAGAATATGTATTGAATATAACAAAAAAGATTAGTGATGATAAATTCATAAAAAACAATAAAGAAATAGTTTTATCAAATAATAAAGTTGTAAAGTATGATATTAATGGTAATTATTTAAGTACTTTTGAAAATATTAAAGACGCTGCGATTGAATTAAATTTGTCTTATAAAAATATTCATCAAGTAGCGTCTTATAAAAGAAATAAATGTGGAGGTTTTGTTTATAAATATGCTGATTCAAAAAAAGATAAATTCTATAAAGAACTTAACCTACCTAATCGTAAAAAAGCAGGAGAATCAGTTTCAAGAAAAGTAATAAATACAATAACAGGAGAAATTTGGCAGAGTATCTATGATGCATCTCTGTTTAATAATATAGGATATAGTGCATTAAAGATGCAAATTAGAAATAAAAATAAAAATATTTCTGGACTTCAATATTTAGATGTATAGATGAAGAAACTAACTAAGATACAAGTCGAACTATTTAAAAAGTTTGTAGATATTTTTGATGTAGAAGTAGTTTATAACGGAAAAGTTCTTACATTTGAAGATGCTATGATAGTTTTAGAAGGAGATAGACCTAATGATAAGACTATAGATGAGCGAAGGAAAGACTTCATAGCTACTTTAGCACCTTATGTAGAAGAATACGGAGCAGATATGATTAACTCTTTCTATAAATACTGGGCTAAAATAGAGAATAATAAATTAAAGTTTGAAACTCATGGTGATTCTTGGACATTAAAGCTTAGATTAGCAAAGTGGAATAGCAATGGTGAAGAGCGATTAAGAGAGAACTATATTAAAGAAGTAAGTAAAAGGTTTTAAGTATGGCTAGTATTATCAAAAACAAAAAGTATTTTAGGGTTAAAGAGTTTACTCAAGAGATATATGATTCTCAGCATGAAACATTTGCTAAAGGATGGTCATGTGGATGGGATACTGGAGATGACATTATTAGCTTTAAAGAAGGTCATTCTACTTATATATATGCTCATCCCGGTGAAGGTAAGACAGTATTTATAACTGAATCACTTGTTCACTTAGCTAAGAATGAAAAGAAAGTAGTATGTATTTACTCACCAGAAACAGGTAAGAGAAAGGATATAGTATGGACATTAATTCAAGTGTACGCAGGTAAAAGGTTATACGGAAAGAATGCTTATAAGATAACAAGGGAAGAGATAGATAAAGCTATTGATTTTATTGATGAATGGTTTGTAATATTAGAGCATGATTCATTAGCTGATAAATCTGATCCTAAGTTTACTGCTAAAGATATATTTAATCAAGTTCATTCAGCTGAGAAAGAATACGGTAAGAAGATTAATATATTATGTATAGACCCTTTTAACTTCTTAGATAAAGAATTAGAGGATGAGCGTAAGACAATACAGGATTATGTATTAGATGTACTAAAGTTTATTAATGCAGCTACAGCTAAGATGAAGTTACACACTATGTTAATAGCTCACCTAAGAGATGAACCATTAATAACTGATAAAGATACAGGTGTAGAGTATATGCCTAAACCATTTCCCTCTAAATTAGGTGGAGGTACAAGTTTCTGGAGAGCAGGTTATCAGATGATTGGATTATGGAGAGAGCCATTTGGTTTAATAGATAAAACAGGAATGCCATACAATGAATCTTGTACACAAGTTATATGTCAGAAAAGCAAGCCATTAGGTATAGGTAAGAAAGAAACGTTTAAGTTGTTCTTTAATGAAGATACTCATTCACTATACGAGAAGTTTGGAGATTACACATATAAATGTGGAGAGAAAGCTAAGGAGTTTGAGAATACAATTAATAAATATAATATGCCACCTATGCCAACATCAAGCTGGCATGAGCAGAAG